GCTACAGTTTCTACTTCAGAAACAGCTTCTGCTAAATCATTTGCTACTGCTATAACTTTTGTAATATCTGCTGCTACTGTATTTACTGAACCTATGTTATTAGCTACAGTTGTAACTGCTGCATTTACTCCAGCTACTGTTGTTACGTTAGCTGCTATATTGCTAACTGATACTATATTAGATGATATTCCAGCTACAGTATTTACGTTAGTTACATCTTGAGTAAATTCTAAAGCTGTTCCACCTGGATTAACTGTTAAAAATTTATTTGCAACTAAGTTTGGAAAAGTAAGATTAAATGTATTTGCTGTTGTTGCTGCAGCTTTAGGAGAAAATTTTAAATCTCTTTCTACTTGCTGGATCATAGCAATAATTTTATCTAATTCTGTATTTAATGAGTCAATTTGAAATGCACCAGAAGTTGGAAAGTCTGTAGATCTAGCAACAGCTAAATCTCTAAAAATAGTTATAACATCNTTAAGGGTAGCCCCTCCCCCTAATGTAATTGATCCACCACCAGAAACTGCTGCACCTGTNACTGAATATTGTGAAGCTGATGATGGTGACGCATTAAATGATAATTGTGTATTACCATTAAATACTTTTATATCAGAAACAGTAAAAAATTCAAAAGGTACAGAAAAACTAGTCTGTCCAGATGTTGCTGTATATTGAACTCGAGGTTCAGTATCAGAAATCGTTATTGCCATTATTTTAATCCTTTTTGTAGGTCGTCAAACAACCAATCGAGATACCATACATTTTGCCAAGGAATTAACCTACGCACATTTTTAGCTGTGTGATGATTATACTTGCCACCAGCAACATCATACATGATATCAAAGATGTTATAAATTTGTCCTCCAGATGGGCCAAGTATTGTTCCCATCTTCCATCTTGTAGATGAACCATAAGGTTTACCTGCACCTAGTAATGGAGAAATTCCAAATCTATTATCTGTTAAAGTTTCTATTGCTTTATTAACGTCACTATAAATTCCTGCTAAACCAGATCTATCAAAAGCATTTAATAATTTTTGTGACAAAGGTAGTTTACCATAATCTCTATTAAATCTATATTTGTGATACAAACCATCAATCATCATTCCAGATCCAAGTAATAAAATAGAACCAAATAAAAAATCAGCATCACGTTCTTGCATACCTCTTAATAAAATTCTTTGAGATGCTGCTGCTGCAAACTTTTTAAACTGAGCTATAGTTGATCCTACTTCTGTACTCATCCATAAAGCTGTGTCGCCTTTGCCTGGAGTTACAATAGTAATATTAATATCTTTATTTAATGCTGCACCAAAAGCTTTTTTAGCTGCATCATCTGTCCATTCTGATGTACCTGCAATAAAGTTATGTTTTAATTTTGTACCATGAGTTTCAAATTGTACTGCTATTCTACTAGCCATTTGTTCATCAATACCAGAACTAGCTAATGCTGTTTTCCATTTATCAGGTAAACCACCTTTACCCCATTTAATAGAGTCTTCTATTATTCTAGAACCAATAGTAACTGATGCCATAGACTTAGCCATTTCAGTCCATCTAGACATAAGGTTAATATACATAAAGTTAAACTGAGAAGTTTTACCCATTGCACTTTCCATCTTGTTTACAAAACCAAACATATCTGATGGCATATCTGCAAATAACATAGCTCTTTGGTTAGTAATTAGATCAACTGCTTCACCCCAAGATTGAGCTTCTTTTTTACCTAATTTGTAAATAGATCCACCACTTATACTGTCAGCTAATAATTCAAATTGTGTTTGAAATCCTCTTTTAATACCAGAGGTCATAACAACTCTAGCTGCGTCTGGTATTGCTGCTGCAAATCCAGTAAGCATTGTTAATGCATTATAGTGTTTCATTGTTCTCATAGCTACAGAAGTCCAATGATGAGGGTTAGATGGTAAACCATAAGTACCTCTAAGTAATTCTACTGCTGCTTCTAGATCACCTAATACTTGATTTTTTTCTTTAACAAGCTGTAATCTTTTAGCTTTGTTTTGTGTAAAACCAATTTTCATATTATATTCTGCTGCTACTTGTAACAGTCCAGGCTCAGTCATAGACTCAGCTTCAGATACATATTTGTATCCCATACCAGATGTATCTCCGTATTTTTTAGTTAATAAAATATCTGGAACTATTTGTCTGTAGTATGCTTTTTGTAATGCAAAAATATCATTACCAATCATACCTGCATCTAATAAAGCTAATTGTGCTTCTGCATCTAAGTTTAAATTTCTAGCTTTACTTGCTCTTGCGTATCTTGGTCTATTGAATAAAAATCTTTCATTAGCTATTATTTCGTTTAATTCTTTAATACCACCATTTTTAACAGCTTCTAATTTAACTAACATTTTATCCCAACTTCTTTTTTCAAATCTTGTAAAAGGAAAATGACCAGATAGATCTTCTACTAGTTTAGCTAACTTAGCTTCGTTCATAGTAATACCTTTACGAACTAAAAAATCTTTTATAATTTGTTTAAATAATACAGGATTGTTATCAATAGCTGTTTTGTTGTAGATAATATTAATATAATTTTTAACACCATCTGGTGTGTTTTTAATATTAGCTAATCTTTCTGTTAATTTTTTTATTTGAGCTTCTAATTGTTCTACTGTCCATGTAGCTGTTTTGCCATCTATTTTTGATTTAACAACTTTACTTACTTGCTTAGTATCTCTAAGCATTTTTAATACACTTTCCATTGCAGCTAACTCTTGTTCTACAGGAGCTTCTCTTAATTTATATTTTTTTATTTGTTCCATTAATGGGCCATATACTTTTTCTTGTGTAATTCTTGCTGCTTCTTCTACAAACTGATTAGGATGTTTTCCTGTAATTCTAGCTTTAACAATTTCTCTAGAAAATTGTGACATAGAATAAGCTTCAGTATCTAATGTATTTCTCCAATTAACACCTATTTCTGTTTTAGGTTTTGTTTGACCAATACTTTCTAGATACTTCATGTAAGCAGTTTTTATATCTTTCATGCTTTCTATTACTGCAACTTCTTCCATCTTTAATTGTACTTCTAAAGATGCACCAGTTGATTGAAAGCCCCAATCCTTTGTGTTTTTTAATTTAAGCAAAGGAGTGTCTAGAATATCGGACATCATTTTTCTGCCATTTGTTGTTGCCGATTTCATTACTCTAAATACAGGAGTCCAAGGCCCTTCTTCTCCAAATTTAGAGAAATAACTTTTTACAAAGGCTTCCCCTTCTAATCTCTTTCCTGCTGTAGATAGATTTTTAGTATCAGTATTTACAGCAGCACCTACTCCACTAGGTGCAGTATCTACTTTATTAGGATTAACTAATACTCCATCTTCATATATTTTACTTGATCCATCTAATTCTTTAACAACCATTCTTTTAGAATTTTTGTTTACAGGTGGTATCCAATCATCAGCTAACTTAACTGATTTTTGTATAATGTGTTCTGGTACAGGTGTAGTAAATTTATTAATTACTGCAGGTATAACAAACGATGCTAATCCAACAATAGGTACAAAACTATCATCTCTTAATGGATCTAGGTTTTGTTTTATTATTTCTTCTGTTGTTGCTGCCGTGCCAAAAACTTTTGCACTTCTAGCAGCTTTAGTAAATAATAAGTAAGATGATGGATCTGCAATAGCACCTGTTATTCTACCTAAAAAATAATAAGGAGATTCTTTTTCTATAGTTGCATTGTGTTTAAGTTGAGCAAGTATATCAGTAGTTTCTTGTGCATTTCTGCTAAACATAAACTTATCTTTTATTTGTTCAAACCCTTCTAATTGAGGATCATTAACATAAGAATAACCAGCATCGCCTTCGTATTTTTGTCCATTAACAATTTCATCGTATGCCATGTACAATAAATTTTCTTCTTTAAAACCATCCCATAAATCTGTAGCTGCTTGTGTAACACTTGGGCTATAAACTTTTTGTTGGTCTAATGCTTTTTTTTGAGCATCTTCATATGTAAATGGTACTGCTTGAGAATAAGTAATACCCATTTAATTTTTGCCCCATTTACCTGCAAATGTTTCGTATGCTTCTGAAACCCCTTCATTAATATATATATCAATCATTAAATTACCTGCTGGATAATATGTATTAAATGCAGAAGTTTCTCCTGGAGCTACACTTAGTATTCATTTTAGACTTAATCATAAATTTAATAATTCTTGAAATTTGATTAGTGTCTTGAAAATTAACTAAACTTTCTGGTAACATTTCTGTATTTTTTAAAGCATTTAAATATAAATTTTTATCTTTTGCATTAAAACTAGAAAGTAATTCTTCTATTGTTGGTGTATCATTTAAAACTTTTTTATTACCAGGAACAATAGTTGACATACTAATCATTTTCATAACTGATGCTTTAACACTATCTTTTGGATGACCAAATACAGCTGTATTGTTTTCAGCTACAAGATCTAATGAATTATCATTTTCTGTTTTTTCTAAACCTAATAAATTATTTGTTCTTTGTGTTAATGGTAAAGATGTATTGTTATAATTTGTACTTGCATAATGTCCAAACATCATACCATTTTGATAACTAGTATGAGGTTGTTTGTGTGGTGGATAAATAGATTCTAAAGCTTTTGATTTATCGTTTAATATTGTAGATGAATTTATTTCATCAGAGTATGTTTTTAAATCTGCATTTTTTTTATTGTTAATTGCAATCTCATTCATTCTTTCATCAAGATCTGGAACATCTTTTCCTAATAAATTAAATAACATTTTAAATGGTTTAACTTCATTAGGTACATCATCAACCATTGGTAGATCCATCATCCAAGACCAATTAGCTAAACTAATTAAACCTTTTTCTCCAGCATCTGCAAACTTATGCATTAAGTATTTAGATGAACTATCTGTAGGTTTAAACTCACCTAGAATTTTATCCATTGTACTAATATTTTCTTTAGCCAATACTTTTAATAAATTATCTTTAGTAGATGGTGCATCTTCTTGATCTACATTTTGCCAACCATCAGGTTGAAAAAATTCACCAGGTTCTGTAATTTTAATAAATCCACCTTGGCCATTAGATACAGAAACACTATAACTCATTTTACCATTAATCATTTGTCCTGTAGGTTCAAATATAGGAAGAACAGATCCATCTTTAATTTTAGCTGCTAAGTCATCAAAACTTATTTTTTTACCGTTTTTATCTATACCAAATAAACCATTAGCTTTATCTTCTGCACTTTGTGAATTATGCCATGCTACAAATGTTGGCATTATAGACATAGCAATAGCTGAATCTCCTAATCCAAACTCATGTTCAATACCATGTTTAGTTAAACTATAATCATGGCTATCAAACAATATACCTTTGTCCATATTGTTAACTGCTTTTTTAGTATATTTACTTGGTGTGTAATTTGCTTTTAATAATTTATTTAATGCTGAATATGTNGCTCTAGATATTACATCTTTATTAGATATATCTACATTACTATCTGCTGCCATAAATTTTAATTCATTAGTAACTTTAGCTATAAAATCTGCTTTAACTGTTGGTTGCATATCTTCAAATGGATTACTTGCAAACCAATGAAAAGAATCTTCAAACAATACTTTAGAATATTTATTACCATCTCCCATTATTGTAGAAAATGATAGATCTCTAGATACACTTTCTCTAAATGGCATAAATATTGCTTTTAAAAATGTTTCATTACCATCTAATGCTAAATCAATATTTTTATGAAAATCTTTTACATCAAGATTAATTTGAGTATTAACACTTTCGCTTATTTCTTTTTTATCTCTAACATTCCATTTTTTAGCTAAATCAACTATTTCTCCATCACTCATAGATAAAGCATCGTTAGTTGACATATGGTACAAAAAACTATTTGTATCTATGTTTGTATGCCACCCACCAAACTCTCCACTAATTTGATTATAAAACTCTAGCTTTTTTTTAAAAGCCATCATGCTGCTTTCTTGTTCTAAATTACCTGTACTAGTATTAAAGTAATTAGTCCAAGATTTAGGAATACTTCCTTGTTGTTCAAATATTTTTTTTACTTTCATAAAATTCATATCTGTTACATCCATTATTTCATTTGGACTTTTAGCTACACCATGTTCAAACAATATGTGTTGAAAAGCTTCTTCTTTTTTATCTTCAGATAAACCTGTAGGAATAACTCCATTTTTCATAGAGCTTACATGAGCTTGTGTTTCGTAAATTTTATTAATATGTTTAGTAATTGTTTTAACATTAGCAGCACTAACACCATTATAATTTTTACTTATATATTTACTTAAATTACTATTAGCTCCATTTATAAAATTACCAAAATGTAAACCATTACCTATTTCAGTTTCTTGATCAAAATTAAATTTTGCATTTACTTCATTAGCTTTTAATTTTTTACCTCGCCAATTAGTATATTGATTCCAAATAGCATCTGTAATTTCTTTTCTAGTATCATCATCATTCATTTGATTGTTGTATATTTCTAGTATTGGATTGTTTGCTATTTCTTCTGATGTAATAGGTGTAGGATTTTTATTATCTATTAATAGATTAATATAATTATAAGCATCTATTTCATTCATAGTTTTCATCATGTTAAAACCATTAGTAATATGTAATGCTTTAGTACCATTAGTTATTCTAAGCATGTGTGCTTTATCAGATCTGCTTTCTTTAGATCCTTCTTTAACTAACATTTCAAAATCTTCGTGAGCTTGGTTATTTAAAAATAACATTGCTTTAACTGTTGCATCATTAACAGCACCTTTTGCTGCATTAGTATCTGGATTATCTGATGCTACACTATGAGAATATTCTGCATTAGTATTAAGATTGTTATAAATTTCTGCATTATCAAATTCAAATTTTGCTTCATCTAATTTAAATCTATTGTTTGCAGCACCATTAACTAAAACACTAGATGATGAAGACAACATAGCATTAGCTTGTATTTTATATACTGCTGGTATTTTTTCTAATAAAGTTTTTGAATAAGTATCTACTGCTGCTTTCATATCAGCAGGATTGTTTTTTAATTGTTCATCTAAACTAAATTTTAAAAATTGATCTCTAGTTTTTATTTGAAAATCTTGAAAATAATTAGCACTTGCTGTTGCATCAGCATTTCTTTCCATTCTTTGTAATGTTGGATTAATAGCATCTAATGCAATACTAAAACTACTTTTAGCTTCTACATAAGGTATATCACCAATAGTTCTTGCAATATTAACTTGTTTTTTTCCTGTTTTAAGCATCGTATAAATCCTTTTTATAAGAAGCTTCGTTAGCTGCACTTGCTATAGTTAGCCATCCACCAAATTGTTCATTTTTTCTTTTACTAGCAGATTGTTGTTGTGCTAAAGAATACTCATTTATTTCACTAGAAACATTTAATCTAATTCTAGCTATATCTTTATCTGCTTTTAAATCTTGTTGTTCTTGAACATTTAAAAATCCTCTACTATCACTTGAATAACCTGCACCTGCAGCAACTGCTAAGTTATGTGCTTTAGCCATTCTAAGATCATTAATTCGATCATCTTCTTGTTCTTTAGCTATTCTCATAGATTGTTCTTTTTTTTGTTCAAATCTTGCTTGTTCAAGTTTTGATTGTTTTTTAGATTCTTTAATATCCATGACAGTTTTAGCTGCTGTCATTACAAACATTGTTACTGGATCAGCACTCATGCAAAAAC